AGTTAAAAACGCACCGGCAATAGTAGCGTTAGCAGTGAAAGTAAACGACGCTGTGGTAGCCGAATTGTTAATATTTGATGGGTCTGCCAATGTAGCTGCGCCAAACGTAGCTGCTGGACGAGTACCAGCATAACCACTGTTTTCAGTCCAACCAGCGTGAGTAGCCAACGTATCGCCGCCAGAGAATGTAGTGGTAGTCGATGTACCGTTAACTAAACCTACATACCAAGCAGCCGTATACGCGGAGCCTTTAAAAAACTGGGTATTCATCATCTGCAAACCGGTATTAACAACGAGGTTAGGAGCGATATCTACCCACTTCTCATTACCATCCTTGTCTAAGCAAGTAACAGTAAACACGCCGCCAGCCGACATACCTTCTATAAAGCCGGTTTTGCGCTCCACATAGCTAGTAACAGTTTCACTAGATTTAGCTTTTTGAATCGACATAATTACTCCTTAGTTAATCTGAATTAGCGCGCTTGACGATGTGTCAGGAGGTAGCAGCACGGAAAACGTGTTGTTACCAGTTTGAGTCTTATCTGAGCCAAAGTCCAACACCGCTATTGACGCATTACTTTTGGTGGAGTTGTAGATCAACGCCCCTCTGGTAGTAAACTGTACTGAATTCCAAACCACATTACTAAAGCTTACGTACACAACACCGTTACTGGTTGAGCTAATTGTCACGTTAGATAACGCTTGCCCTCCTGCCGTATAACCCCCGCTTGTAACTTCGTTGGTTGGCGAGTACACCACCGTGTTGTCGTTGATGTCTGCAAACGCCGTATAGAGCGCCATGTATAACGTATCCGACGCAATGTTCTGCGTGCCTCTTAGCATGTCCAGCTTGAAGCTGGTAGTTAGTCCTTGCTGTATCGTCATCAGGTCACCGGCACTCTAACTTGTCCAGTACGGTACGCATCCTGACGTTCCAGACCATCGCCAAGACGTTTAGCTTCTGCTAAGGCTTCATTGTACTTAGCTTCTACATTAGCAATCAAATCCGGTTCGCCCTTCATGTACAGGTACGCTTCGCGCAACGAGCCGTACAGCAGTATTGGGTCGTAGTTATCGCCCAGCCACGTAGTCCCCGCAGTCACAATGGATGTTGGGTAGTAGTAATAGTGCAGTTCAGCATAGTATGAACTGTCTGGCGTTGGGCCAAGAATAAACGTCAACTCGTTTGATACGGTGTTGCTGCTTACCGCTGGACCAAACAACGCATAGTACGAAGGTAAACCTGTATCAGCGGGTGTCGGGTAGGCTTCACGAATGTAGTTCACGTCTTTGTTTAAAAGGTAGTGATACGTTTCCGTTGCTGTGCCGTAGTTTTCAATAACCGCCAACGAATACACCGACAAAAAATCTATCGGGCAGGGCAGATATTTGTTGTTTACCGTCAATACGCCCGTTTTGTTGGCACGTAATGATGGAAACTGAACAGCGTTATAGACACGCGTTTCAGTCTGTTGAATGAACGTGTTTATCTGATCGGAGCTAGGGATAACAACTTCATTGGTGTTATCCGTACTCGTAAAAGCCGTAGTTGCAAAATCGTTTTCGCAGTACGACTTGATCGTATTAAACAGGGTTGTGTAGTTCATTTCTTAACCCATCGGTCCTCGGGACATAAACCCTTTAGTAGCAGCACCAGCACCGCGCATCTTAATGCCATCAGTCTTGGTGTTGTCGGCTGCTGGGTCACCAGCGCTAACGCGGTATGTACCGTGTGTACGCGGGTTCATCTTATTAGCTGACAAAGTATTAGGGTCAGTACCGTCATACTGAGCTTTAACTTGGCTTTCAGCCGTAACCTTGCCGCCACTCATAGTGTGTGGCGAAGCGTAAGTCTTAGCGGCACCTACTTCTTTGCCCATGCGTTTATCGCTGTATTTAGCCATGATTACCCCGTCTTTTGGCTGTTGGCACGGGACATGTTGCGCCCCATGCTCATACGGTCCTCAGAAGTAGGACCGCCTTTTTTCATGCCTTTAACGCCTTTGTGCAAACGCTTCTCGTGCGCTTTAACTTCCTTGTCGGCAATCCGTTTAACCTGTTTAGTGTCCATCTTGTACTCCTAGTTAATTGTCACGTTTGCTACCGTTGTCGATGCCACCAGATAGTTTGGTGTTAATCCTAAATCGTTTGCTCTTGCTCCACCCACAGGGTTCCAACCCCACTGTATTACCCTGCTACCGCCTGATGGCGTTCCATCTGACAGCACCGTAGTGCTGGTGTTTGCCGTAATCTGCAACCCACTGTATCCAGACTGCACGTAACTGTTGTCCCTACGTGGTTCGCGTACAGCTTGCGGGTCATCCACGGGGTACATACCTAACTGCAACTGCGGCTGGTCTGGTTCCCAGCAGGTCTGACATACTTTGATCGACACTTGCTTGGTTTTAATGACCAGCTTAATTAGCTCTTTGAGCTTGTATCGCTGACCGCACCTGTCGCACTCAGCAATGCTGAAGCGACCTGACGAAAATCTGTTACCCATTACGTTATAAACATCTGCCGTGGCACCAGACGCTCTGCTGCCTTCTCACGGTCCTCGCCTGCGGCAAGTTCCCACGATTCGTCATACATGGCTTTAAGTAGCTGAACACGACCTTCAGCCCCCGGCAATTTCATCGCCAACATGTACGCTAACCCCGCAACCAGCGCATTGGTAAAACGAAACGGTATCTCAACTGCATTAACACCGTTTCCAGCGTCGTATATGCGCTTCATACGCCAGTAGTAAAACACGTAGTACGGATTAGTTGCCGTACCTTGATCTGGTGTAGGCCAGACATTGATTTGTGGGTGGGCAGCTACTGCTGCTTCCGACCCTGACTTCTGCCCAGACTGACGGTTAATCCACACTTGAATCGGACGACCTTGTGCCAACTTGTTAGGGATGGTTGAGTACGTCGATACAGAAATACGCGTGATATTTAAGTCCGTCTGGTTTGGTGCATCATTAGCTTGTGTACGAATAACCTGTTCAAGAAGATCAACAGTGTCATCAGGCAAATCATACGTAGTCACACCTTGCACCATGTTGATTGAGCCTTGCTCAATCGTCCACAGATTCACCCCACGGTTTGCCCACTCGTTCAACATCAAGTTCAAGCTACGCCGCGCTGTTCTAAAGTGATAGCCCGTACGCATCTCAACGCCGCAACGCTCAAACGCCTCTTCAAAGTAATCGTTGAGGGTTGGGTTAAACGATGTGGTGTCGGTGGTATATGCCATTATCTAAAACCCGCTGTTTTCTTTGCAATGCCTTTAGGCTGCGCTACAAACTGTTTTCCTGCTTTCTTCCCTACCCGCTTTGCCTTCGTCGTGGCGGCATACTCGGCTGGGCTTAATGCCTTGATTGCCTTTTCCGGGAGGTAACGCTCCCCGGTCTTTGACGATGGCTTTCCGCTTTTGGTTCGCCATTTCTGATCTCCCCAATTTTTAAGCGACTGTTGCGGGGCTTTCACGCTAGTCCCTGTATCCACCGCCAGCAGCCTTGTACTTCTTAGCCACTAGCTGCGCTTTACGGGCTGACCACTGACCTGCACCAGTGCCATGAGTTGCTGCGGCTTTTACTTGCGAGACAATCCGTTTACGCAAACTTGGTTTAGTGTAATTGCCAGCGGCATTTACTTTTGACCCTTTAGCAGCTTTTCTTACCGCATCCTCCACAGATGGCTTACCTAACCTTACAGAGCCGCCATTCTTGTACTCAGTAAAGTCGGTGTCATCCCGACGCGCTTTTTTCTTAGCGCCGGGCATCTTGGAAGGGTTGATATCACCCATGCCGCGTGAGGCTCTCATTAGCAGGCCCGTCCGCCTTTATTCATACGCTTGTTACCAGCCATGACAATTTGCGTGCCTTTGGTTTTGCCTTTAACAGCAACGCCATCACGGCTAGGAGCAGCAGTTTTAACTGCGCCCATTTTGGAAGCAATGACACCGCCTTTGGCATACTTAGGCATACCGCCTTTTTTCATACCCATCATTTCACCTTTTTCGTGTGCAATCATTGATTTGGGTGCGCCTTTTTTCTTCATAAACGCTACTTCTTTACCAACCATCTTTTTTGACTCAGCCATACCACCCTCCTTAAATTTTTTACCTTTGTCTGCTGCAGAAAAATCTTTACCTACCGACTGCGGTATACCAACTTTCTTAGCAAACGCAGGATTATGGGCAATTGCTTCCATAAAGTTGTGCTGCTTTTTAGATACGCTAGGCACGAGTCTTACCTCGTTGAGCAATACCGTCTGCACGCGCTGATGCTGACTTAGCCATGCCGCCTTTTTTGTACGAGTCTTTCTCAAACATTTTGTATTGGTTTGGGTTAACGCTGTCGTACGGTACTGCTGATGTCGTTGACCGTGCTGTTTTTTTACGTTCTTCAGCAGCAGCTTTACGCTCTGCGTTAAATGCAGCAGCTTTTCTGTCAGCTTTTAACTTATCTAACGGTGCATTTGTCATTCTTTGCGTAGGACGTTCCCCTGCTCGACCGCCCTTCATTACTTCAGAAGCTGACTGCAAATCTTTTTCTCGTGGGTTTAAACCAAAACCACTTGCGCCAGAACCTGTCTTTACTTTTGGTTTTGCTGCACGAGGTTCTGATTTTGGTTCTTCTGGGCCAGTTGTGCTGAATGATCTAGTCTCAGGCTCGTCGGATGGTGCGCCAGCAGCAAGACCCATTTTCATGTCTTCAACACTTTTTGGGCTTTCTTCAACAAAATTGCCGTAGCCGCCGTTAAACCGTTTAGTTTTGCGTTTCATCAGTTTTCTCCTTGCGGTTAGTTAACCCGCGCACTGTGTCAGACTCCCAGATGCGAATACCAAACCACGCAATAGTGACTATAGAAAGCACGTTAGGTAGCCATCCAATTAAAACGCCCAGCCCTGCAAGAATAGATATGTCATCCATCAGGTCAGGCTCAATATGATCTCTCAACATTTCCATGCCCTCAAAGATTTGTTAATCCGACTGTTCGGATCGTTCGCGGTTTTGGGAGAAGTGAGCTTCTTTTTCATCCCTTTCATACGCGCGCAGAAGGAGTCCCGTCTTGAGCCTCCCTCTGGTTGCGGGGCTTTCAAGCCCGGCTTCCCCGGATTGGCTGCGTTGTAAGAGGCGCGCCCTTTGGCGTTCAATCCGCCCTTCGGGTTCTTTCCTTCTTTGCGAGTCCATGCCTGAGTTTTAGCCATAAAAGACGGTAACGCTTGCAAGGTTAGTCATAGTTGCGTAGACATTTGCTGTACACAAAACGCCCTCGCCCGGAACAATCACATTAAACGAATTAGGGTTAGAGTTAGCAGGTACATCTACCTCCAGTACATTGGTAGTCCCGTTGTTTATAGTCAAAGTTCCCTTAACGCTTGCGTTAGCGCTCATAACCACACTTTTAACTCGGGCGCGGCCTTCAAAGACTACGCCCGAACTATTTAAGTGCGTTGACTTAACGTCTGTTTGCATGGTCATGACGACCTCCTATTAGACGTTCTGTTGACCAAACAAATAGTCAGCTACGTAATACTGAATAGTGCCACCAACATTGCCAGTAGCGCTGCTTGAGCTGCTAATTGTAATAACAGCTTCTTTAGTAGCAGACATGACTGTGCCCAAACCAGCGCCGTTACCTGTCGAGCCCGGAGTGATTGTGATTGGCGAAGTTGCTGTTGCTGTCTGTACCAAATAGCTGGCGTTAGAAGCCGAACCATCAAGCAATATGTAACCCACGTTAATAGAGCCAGCGCTAGATGTATCCGTAATCATTACTGACGTAACAACGGCGTTAGCAGGCAAAATAACTTGTGCAGTTTGACTAGAAGCTACAACAGCGTTAGATAGTGTTACTACGTTAGCTGTGTAGAAAGTTGCGGCCATAACCATAGAGCCGCAATAAGCTGAACGATCGGCGGTGTCGCCGCCCGAACGCCAAATAGCTTGGGTAGTTGCAATTCCCATAATAAATTGTCCTCTTCATGCGAGTTAGGTATTGGCAGTCTGCATGAAAGTCAGCCGGGACTGTCTGCCAAACCGGGTATCCCGGAATATTTCTTTTATACCATACAAAAAAGGGGGACGAAAGCCCCCTTTTTTTAATTACGCACCTTGCGAACCGAACATGCCTAGCGGGTCAGACCAGCCAAACGAGTAACGCTCACGAGCTTTGTAACGTACGTTACCAGTATCAAAATCACCGTCCATACCAGTAGACATTGGCACACGAATAAAGTGCTTCATGCCGTTTGGAACGTCGGTAGTCAAATACCAGCCGTTTGTGTCGGTCAAGAAGTGGTTAATCGTATAGCCTTCTGGAATCGAACCATTGTTCTTCAGGGCGTTGATATCGTTGTCGGTAGTACCAACACGGAGGCTGGTTTCCAACAAACGGGTCGCAACGAACTGCAGAGCCGATGGGATGATTAGTTTACGTGGCTTAGCAGCAATCAACAGACCACGTTCGTCAGTCCAAGAAGCGATTTGAATAACGGCGGCTTCCAAAGAAGTCTCGTTCAAGTCGGCTTGAGTAGTCGGCGTGTTGCTGTTAGTACCACCAGATACTAATGGGTGTGCGGTCGAGAACAGAGCAACGCCATCACCACCGGGGTAGGTGCTGGAGAAACCGTTGTTAATGACCGACGCTGCTTTAACTTGCTTGGTATAAGCCATCGAACGTGCGAGAGCTTTTGTGTAACGAGCCGACAAGGAGTCGTACAGGTTATCTTCAATTGCCTCTTCGGTCAGAGAGAAGCCCTGAGCGATGGTTTCGTGGTTATATCGAGCAGTCCAAGCTTCTTGCGCATTGTCGTAACGAATTGCACTACCTTCGTTTTTAACAGGTGCAGCAGTAAAGCCTGACAGCTTAGTTTCTTCTTCAAACGAACGCTCGGAAGTCTCTGTTTCGTAGATTTCCTTGTGTTCTTCGCCGTAACGAGCATACTCCAAACCGAACAGTGCGTTCAGGCCGGGGAGCAGCTCTTTCAGTAGTTGTGCGCGTGAAATAGCCATTTATATGCTCCTTAAATGCCCGTCGGATTCAAGTACGAATGTCCGCCAGTCATAGTGGTTACAGCGGTGTTAGCGCCAGCCAAGTTAACGGTAACCGTGGTAACTGCATACGGTGCGTTAAACTTACAAATCATTTCGCAAAAGCCGTTTGAGCCATTCGAAGTGTCAGGCACGATGTCAACGATACGGATAGGGAACGACGCAGTAGTTGCGACGTTAGCACCATAAATACCATTAGTTGAATCACCAGTAGCGTTTGAACCAGTGTTTTGACTAATAACAGCGTTTGCGCCAATGACTTCTGAACTTACAAACACAACAGTCGTGTTTGAGCAAGTAGCTACTTTAAACAGAACATCAGGGTCGTCCACTACATAAGCCTGAATATCACTTGCGGCGGTGCCAGTAGGGTAATACTGCGAGAATGTCTTCTGGCTAGTAGTAGGATTGGTGTAAGTACAACCAACGAAGATGCCAACCGGGGTAGCTGTGCTAGTGCCAACATCTTTTTGGATGGTGCCATCAGCAGCAAGCTTAACCACGTCACCGTAGTAAATGCTAACAGCATAGCCGCTAGCAATTCTCATCAGGCGAGTGGAACCGGCGTACACCTGACCACCGATCAAATTGACCGGCTGAAAGCCATAGGGCTTGTCAACTGTAGGATATGCCATAGTTAAACTCCAAAGTTAATAAATTACTTAGTACCCTTGCCAAAGCTTGTCGCAGATT